AGATCCTGATGAATATTTAAATTGTACTGTTGGAGTGCCTGCTCCGTTAGTAGTTGAATTTCTTAAAAAGAACCAGCTCTCTACATCAAGAGGAATAGTTACAATTTGATTTCCTGTAATAGAACCTGTGAACTCAATCATTCTATATTGAGCTGTCCCAGTTGCTGCACCGTCCGCAATTGTTAAAGCTGTAGTTTGTGCTCCACCAGCAATAGATACTTGTTTAAATCCACCAGTAAGCTGTTCAAAAAGTTGTAAGTTAGCGTTAGTTTTCGTTCCCCATGTACCAGCGTTTTCGCCAGTTGCCATTAGTTCTACGCCGAGAGGTGTATAAGTTGATGCCATTTATTAAATCTCCTAATTATCTTTTTTTAATTTGTTTTATACGCATTGTCAATCATTTACTGCAGTATAATTTGCACTTTGTGTTGCTGTAACTGTGCTATATCCAGCTGTTTGTGTGCCTGTAATTGCTTCATAACCTAGAGGTACCACACCAATTGGTGATAAACTAATAGTAGCTGAAACTCCTGTTAGCCCCATGACCACTGGTGGCGTAATAGATCCAACTGCTGATGTAGCTGCTAGTCCTGTTAATCCCATTACTTGATCCGAAGGATCTATTGAACCCACTGCTGATGTAGCTGCTAATCCTGTTAAGGCTATAATAGGGTTTGAAGAAATAGTCGGTGTACCTAAAGCAGAAGTAGTACCAAATCCTGTTACTCCAATTGCATCAGCTGGTGTTATTGCTCCAACCGCTGAAGTCGCTCCTAGACCCGTTAGACCCATTACATCTGATGGAGATAATGTTCCAAGACCAGATGTCATAGACTGACCTGTTAATGATAAACTTACATTACCTATTACGGTAGGTGTTCCTAAACTTGAAGTTGTGCTTAAGCCTGTTAGACCCATTACATCTGCTGGAGCTAATGCTCCAAGACCAGACGTCATAGACTGACCTGTTAATAAAACAGTTCCTTGAATACCCCAACCATTAGCACCCCATGTTTGTCGACCCCAACCAGAATTTATTTCTGCTGTTACAGTTAAAGAACCCGTAGCTGTTGTTGCAGATAAACCGCTTAAAGTTATATCTAAACTACTTTCACCCCAGTTTTCAAAACCCCAATCATCTGATCCCCAACCTTGTTCAGGAAAGGATTTTACTGTTCCGATAGATGTTGATGCTGATACACCGGTTAAAGCGACTACAATTTCGTCGCTACCCCAATTGTTGGAGCTCCATGTTGAATTGCCCCAAGTTGATGTAGACATAAGGAGTTCCTCCCTATGCTATTCGTATGATAGCGTCTGAAGCGTCTGCTGTTGGAAATTGAATTGTAAAAGTTCCACTAGTCACAGTTTTGTCTGAACCGAATGCGATAGCGCAAACGGAAGCATCTGTTGAATGTGAATCATTAAAAATTAAACATCCATTAGCTGTAAACGAAGCTGAAGTCCAAGAGACATCAGCAAAATCACAAACTGCTGTATCAGTTGATAGAGTAGGAGTCACACTTGTAAGTGCTTTTCCTTTTGCAGAATATGCAGATCCTGATGTGTTGGTGATTTCATTACTAGATGAATACGCTGTTGTTGATTTATTTAAAGTTGCTGAACTTGTGTATAAAGCTAAATTAAAAGTGTTCCCAGTTGATGCTGTAAAGTTATGCTCAGCTTCTAAGATTTCTTGTTTAAAGCTATTACAAATTGCCGATGTTATTGCCATAATTTAATCTCCTAATTATTGAGGCGGTGACTCGATTGGTATACGGATAGTACCATCTGTATAATCGTCTCGTCTTCGTCTCCCAATTTGCATTGCTGCAAACTTTTGTAGTTCAGTTTTATACTTTTGCTCATATAATGTCAACATATCTTGTGGACCTTTTAAAAATCCATATGCCTCCACCAAACAGGCATATAATAGCCCTTGAGGGAAATTTAAACTAACATAATTGGTCTGGTTACTACTTTCTAAGGTAGCAGGCATTTTATTATAATATATTCTAAATATATAATTAGCGTCTGGAGTAGGGGCTAAATAGATAGATCCTGATGTCGTATCAGATAATCCTGTTGCTCCACCAAACATAGAGTAATATTTAGGTTTTGCAGTAACATCTGCTCCTGATGTAGTTGATCCTTCTGGACCTGTTAATCTTCCTACATATTCAGTTAAAAAAGTTTGATCACGTCTTTCTAACCATGTACCTTGTTCAGTAGAATTTGTAGCGTTAAATACTTCTACACCTCTAATAAATAAAGCTCCTGCTGGAACTCTGATATTATTTACGTCTGTTGCCATTGTACCTTGCTCCACGAATCTGTCTGAATCCATAGGAAGATCCATCATAATTCTTTGTTGAGCATTTAAAATAAAATTTTCTAAAATATCTGTTGTGAAAACATTAGAGTCTACTTCTGTGTAGTTTCTAATTTGTGTAACTAATGTATTGTAACTAATTCCTGACATAATTAACCTCTATCATTAACGGGTCCAATTGTACATTGAAAACCGCCTCCTGTTTCTGCGCTTGTAGCATTAGATACTAAAGGCACTGTTAATGAATCATAATGTGTTTCTGTTTGTGATGTTTTAGGACCTACGATTACCGTAGTTCCAATAGCTGTTGCTAAATAAGATCCATACACTTTGGCTCCAGATGTGTGTGCAATCGCTGTAGTATTTGCTAAAGTCTCTCCTCTATAGGGAGCAGATGTTCCACGTGTACACCCTGTTAATGTATGTGTGCTTCTACCTGTGTATTGAATAACTTCATTTGCATATTGTCCAACAAGTAAGGGATCAGTAATTGTACCAGCATCTAAGTCGGCCTGACTCCAAACTTTTTCTATAACAATATATCCTGCTGTTGGAAATTCTGATCCATCAGTTAAAACAATTGATGTAGCAGAATCAGTTAAGTTTCCATTTAATGTTGTAGATAATTCTAAAGTTGTAATTGCAACTCCACCTACTATTTGTTTAAGATTACTAAATCTTACATAAGATGTTCCAGCATTTAAACCATTGTCGGGAAATGAAACACTTAAAGTTTTTGATGCAGCTGTTGTTGTAAATGGATTGTTGGGTAAAATATCTTGAACTGGAAATTCTACTCTAGCCGGTCTTGCATGTAATAAACCTTGTGGGTCAGCTCCTACTGGATGTGGTTCTAGTTGAGGTTGTTTTGGTTCAAATTCAGAAGTATGTACCCAGGCACCTGTCCATTCTTGAACCATTTCTTTATATGGAAATGCTGCACCTGATCTATCAGATATCGCTAATGCTCTACTGCCTTTTGCAAATCTAGCCATTATACATTTGGATAGTATGTTTTAGGAGTGATGTATGTGCTTGCTGCAGAACCGTCTTCTGACAATGCTCTAGCAAATTCATCCTCATATAACAACTTCATCTCCTGTGTTCTTTGAGGTGCAAACTTCATAGAAAGATAATATGCAAGTCCTGAAACCATACATGGTACAAATCTATAAGGTGCATCTGATGCGTTAGTATAAGCTCCTGCATCTTGAATTCTTTTTACATAGTAAACACTTAAATAGTTTGATGCAGCAGTTGAATTAGGTAAAGGATAAATAGTTAACGTAACTTTATCAATAAATCTTTGAACCCAATATTGTGAAGGCGTTCCAAGAGAAGCTTTGTTAGCTGTTGCAGCATAAGCATCTCTAGCAACTTTAGTTAGGCCTGTATCTGATTGTGATGTTGTATTATAATTTTGTCTGTAAGCAACATTCAAGATATCTGTAATACCATAAATGTTTGTTACAGGAGTAGTTGTCGCTTGTGGGGGTTCGTTACCTCCAGGCACGTCTGTAGAATTTCTATAAAAAGTATAAATACCAGATCCTTCAGCAGTAGCATCTACATTTGTTGATGAACCTACTATTAGATTTATGTTAGTATTTCCAACTTCCCAAAAATGAACTCCTCTATTTCCCCATTCTTGGAAAAGAATATTTAAAGATCTTCTTGCAGTTTTAATTTGATGCCCTCCGGTACCAACTAAACCGATACGTTCATAAGCATCAGCAATGATTTCATCGATTGAGAAATCCTGATCAAATGAATATGATGAGGAAGTAGTATTCGCCATTGGCTACTCCTTTAAAATGTTCCGACTACGTAACAAAAATCACAGTTAGTAAGATCGACGTAAGCTCCATCATTACAATAAATACCAGCTCCTGGTAATTTAAATTCTTGAACGGCATTAGCAGCTGCTCCAAACTTACCATGAAAAACTAAATTTTTTGCTGTCGCACTTCCAGTTTCATTGTAAATTTTTATTTCAGCATCTGCATCACTAGATTGTCCAAAAACAGTCATAATATTAATCTTTTTAAGATTAGTAGCTGTTGATGTAGTTGCAGTATTTACTAAACCCTGTAACTGACCATCTGCAGTTAAAACAACTGATTGTCTTACTTTTGATGTTATTGACATAATTTTTATCTCCTTAAAAAGTGCTCCCGAAGGAGCACTTTAATTATTTATTATGAAAGGTTATTGTTCTGTAAGTAACTAATAGTTACTGTACAAGCACCTGCTGTAGCATCATTGTTTGCACCATTATAAATGTATGCAACTCTAACGTCAGAAGATCCAATATCTTTCCAATTATTACACAGTCCAGCTGTTCCCATAGCTATAGAACCAACTGCTGATATAACGGTATCATTAACATATAAATCAGTATCCGCAACTGAACCAACCTCAAGTATGTCTGCACCTGAATCATTAAACGCAGTTTCTACGTTCACATCAACAGATACGATTTGAGAGTTAGCTGGAATTACAACGCTTGTAGACGTTGCAGCTCCTTCCTCTGCGTAACCAACAGAAAATGATTGTCCCATTACCACTTGTCCTGTGTTTTTCATATTCGTTCCAACAGTAGTACCAGTAGTATTTTTAATAGTACCAGCTAATATTGGTCCCGAAAAAGTTGTATTTGCCATAATTTTCTCCTTTTCCTAGTTTTTGATACATAGTCTCTAGGCCGTCGACTATACGCGTCTATATATCGTTTTTAAAATTGTATAGTAGGTTATTTGTATACTAGATTTTGGTAGAGTGCAAGAGATCCTTAAGGGAAAGTGTGATTCCAGTGATGTGACTTTTATTTAAGTAGCCACAGAAACTTCGGGGGCAGAATTAACAATTGCATTTTCTCTATCTGCAATTTTAGTCTCTTCGAGTTTGATCTCATTGAT